GTGGGCGCTTTGTCTAAAAAAGAAAATGGTTCTTCCGTTTTTCTTTTTTCAGAATGTTTGGGGGTTTGGTTGCGTTGTTGAATTCGAGTCGCAGTTTTCTTGTTGACGTATATGGCTCCGCGTCTTGCGTTGCAACTGGCGCATGATCCGACGATGTTGGTTCTGTCGTATGGGTCAACGCCTTGGTCTAGTTCAATTGCGTGGTCGGCTTGTGTGCTTGGGGCTCGCCTGCACCAGTGGCAGACGGGTTCGTCTTGGATGACTTGGGCCCTCAGTTCTTTCCATCGTTTGGTTCCATAGATCGGGTTGCCACTCATGTCTAGAGCATAGGTCAAGGTCAAGGGATCTACCGCCCAAAGCGGAAGGGCACCGCTTCGGTTGGTCTCGGTTGTCATGGGTTACGCGTGAGGTTTGTGTCCCCCACTATTTAGGGCAAGTAGCCCATGGGAGCCTGTCTATTTGTTTTCGGTGGACAACCATTCGCAATGTACGTTTGAACGCTGATCGCTCACAATGCGTGAGCGCCTACCCTCGTTCCCGAGTGTTCCCATAGTAAGGCTCAGACTCTTACAAGGGCTATTGAGCGCCTCTGTGCGCTCTGATGGTGTCAGTTGTGATGGGACGCTAGACGCGCTCAACCTGTCAGGTCAAGCAGGGTCAGGTCCCCAAGCCAAGCGTTGGCTGATTTTCTCTAAGTCTTTGGGCCGCCAAACGTGGACTTCTTGTCCTGCGTCCTCCAGTGTGTTGATCCAATCCCATTGCAAATTACTGACGACACCTTTGGGACCTTTTAATTCGACAAAGATAGTGCCTCGTCCACAAGTAGAAACCATGACTAAATCGGGGAAGCCTTGGTCGCCTGTGTTGGGTGTGATCCATCTACCCGGTCGGATCTGTGCTGGCTGGGTGTGCATAACTTTCCAGCGGTGCAACTTAGCCAAAGTGATGACGGCTTTTTGAAACTCTGCCTCAGACGGATCAGCCACCGTTCATCAGCCTGTCTATCAGTTCGGACGCTTCACGCTTAGTGGATGGTGCTTGCCCTTGGTAGTCCTTAGCCCTTAGCATCCCCAACTGTTTAGCGGTCGGCGGTTCACCACTTGACCCGATCGTTTGGCTTCGTGGTTGTGCAGCTTGTGGCGCGTTGGTTGTGGTTTGGACTTCAGCGCCTTGGCGATACACCTTGACCATCTCCTCCAGTGAGGCGCGTTTCTTTGAGCCTTGATACTGGTAGTTCGCTAGAGCGCGTCCGATCGCACTGGTCTCACAGTTCTCTAGAGCACTGGTCTTGTTGACCATGCTTGACCCACGGATTTCCTCGGCAAACCCTGTCGTCGTCGGCACTGGGTCGGCAATGTCGGCATACAACGACGCTTTCATAACGATGCGTGTGCCGTCGTCCACAATGATTTCGGTGACAATGCGTCCGCGTGGGCAATCCTTCCAAAACAGTGGGAGGCGTTCTGCTACTTCGGCGTAATCGGCTGGGTTGAAACTCATGATTGCATATCCTTTAAGTGTCGGGCCTGTGCAGGCGTTTGGTTTTTGAGATTGTTGACCACTCGAATCATGGCTACGCAACGGGCAGTTTCCTCAACTGTCATTCCTTTGAAGCCGAACTCCTCAGCGCATTTAAGACAGATGCCGCGTAACTCGGTACGCATACGCATATCAGCCGAATTGAAACCGCACGCACAAATATCACAGTTCACTTGAAACCGCCTAGCCTCATGGCCACGATCGCATCTTGAGTTGACCGGGTGAGGTTGGACAAATAGATGCCATGCTCTTCAGCAACATAAGCCAACTCAAAGAGCGCCTTTCTAAGCATCGCCACGTCGTCTCTGAGGCGTTCAATCTCCCAAGTCGCCGCCTTCATAGCGATCTCCGCTTTTGTGATGAGAGCGGTCATTTCTTGGATTTGGGTCATCATGGTCGGGGCTCCTTGATTTGTCGGTATTTGCCGTCACGGTACACCAGCGGTGTCGCTGGGTTTGTGTCGGATTGTAGTTGGCGGCGTTCTTTCCATGTGAGACCCCCCCAAATGCCGTAGCACTCAAGTTGAGTCGTGGAATATTTAAGGGACTCGGCTAGGCAGGACGGCCTGACGATGCAGGTCGCGCAAACCGCTTTCGCTTCAGCGATTTTCTTTCGTGAGTACCGTTCACCCGGTTCGAATATGAACAGGTTGAGGTCCATGCCTTTGCAGGCGGCGTGATCCCACCAGCGGTCTAGCACAGTCGCCATGGTTTCCATCCGCAACCGCCTGTCTCGGCAATATCGGAGTAAAGCAGGTAGGCGAATCTAAGGTTGAGGGTTGGGTCTGACATTGCTTCAGCAAACGGCATGTTGAACAGTTGTTCCGCATATTTTGTGTGGATCTCGTTGATTTGTGCAATGCCGTGGTCACTTCCGTTGAATCGTTTTGCCAGTTCGGGGTCACTGGACAAGGGTGTGACGTTCAGGCATCGGGTTTCTTTCCACAGTAGGCGACCCAACTTTTCGAGTGTTTCAGTGTTGTTGGGCCAGCCGACAGAGATCGCTGAAGGGAACCATTCTTGACATTTGGTGTCCGGGTGAAAGTCGGCTAATCGAGTGAACGGGACGGTGCTGGTCGTGGTGCTAGTCGTCGTTGTCGTGGTCGTTGTTTCTGTGAGTTCCTCTGTGCGCTCTGCGAGTTGTTGGGGTGTCAACATCCCAAGGGTGACCGTGGAGGGCACAGACGGCGTTTTAATGGGGTCTGCGTCGCCCTGTACGCCTGTGATCGCCCACAAAGCACATAGGGAATAGGTTGTAATACTGATAATGGCTAGTCGTTTAAGGTTCATTTAGTAGTCCTCTGATAGGTCTGCGACAGATTTTCTAGTTGAGAAAAAGCCGTCAAGCATGGGGTTGTTTTGCATGATCTCTCGAGCCAGATAGGCGCGGTAGTTGTTGTTGAATTTGAACTCACTGTTTGGGTCGTAAGTGGTTGAGTGCTGGAAGCGTAAGACTTCTACAAGTGCGCCGATGCCGTAGTGGTTGTGGCCGTTGTTGTACAACGCATAACACATTTTGGTGAGTCGTTCAATGACCCACGGGTTCGCCTCTTTGAAGGCTTCGTATTTGAGTTTCTCGGCTGGAACTTCGAGAACGTCAAAAAGGGATTGTTGCATTGCTTTCCTCCTGCGGTCGGGGTCCACCTATTGGGGGACGCACTTGGTTGCCAGTCATTTGACCGACTCCCAAACCGATTGTCAAGGACCTAGCCGAATATCTTGGCGAAAGCCTTCTCTATAGCGGTCACAGAATCTGCCATATTTGGTGCTATTTCGACGTGAGTCCAGTCGCCACCGGGTGTGCCTGCGTTCTTTTGTGGGGTCCACGCTTTCCAACTGTCACGGTCGCAACGGTAGCCGCCACCAAACTTGGTCAGATTGGGGATCGGGCAACCTACACCGTCATAAGCATGAATTTCTTCTATGCCCAAAATGTCGCGGTGAGCAAACAAGAATTCCACCATCGCTTTACGAGCGTCGGCGTTCTGTTTGGCGGTGCCTTTACCTTTGAGGTCCACGGCGCGCCATGTTGCGTGGACGCTGAGGCTGGCTGATCCGCGCATTGGACGGTTGGCGTAGATTCCAAGCGATTTCATGCCAAACAAATATTCCATGAATTCGACAAAGCGTTTCGTGCCGGGTCGTTCGGTCGGATGGTTGCCGTCGGTGTTACCAGTGTACGGTCTACTGGTCATCTTTTTCTCCCTTGTCTTTGAGCCCATTACTTGCTAATAGCCCCGTCAAAGCACCAGCCAAAACCAGTAAAACGCTTGATAACACTTCCCACGCTTTTGAGTCATTGGGACTAACTTCCAATGGCTGGACAACAAACGCGAGCGAGTACAGGATCATGCCGATACTCATGATGAACGTGAGCGCCAGTGCAGCTCCTACCATCAGGACAAGACGGGCTTTGATTTCGGAGTTGGTGTATTTCTTCATGGTGTGGTTGCTCCTGTTGAGGTGTCACATCTTGGGGCTGTGGGTTGTTGTTCGCAGTTGTTTCTAGTGCGGTCGCTACATCCAGTAACGACGAACATGAGGACGACTGCAAGAGCGGCGATTACGGCAAGAGTTTTCATGGTGTATCAGGGAAGTCGGCTTCAGAGCCTGCTGTCCATGTGGCTGGGAAGTCCCTGAGGGCTTGGCGGTAGGTCGCCCATGCTTCACGGTCTACGGGTGAGTCGGCTGTTTGTGTCCAGTCGGATTCTTTGAGTAGGCGGTCACGGTGCAAACGCATGCGTTCCAGCAGATGTTCTTCTGGGATTGTGTCCCCGTCAAATGGTGTGGTCAGGTTGATTGTCATGGTTATGCCGCCTCGTAACAGAAGTTGTATCGAATAAAGTCGCCAGCCGCCCAAGCGAAGGTCGTTGCTTGCAGTGAGGCAACAAGCGATGCGCCACCAGTACCGACACCTATTAAACGGTTCACAGTGTCGGTTTGACATAATTGAGCATTTGAGGCAAAAGTACTGACGTCAATAGCAATTACAGAACCAACTGTAAGGCCAGCGCCTTGAGCAGTAATAGGTAATGAACAAAAGTAGAAACCAGTTCCGGCTGCAATACCAGTACCGTTAAAAGTAAATGTGGCGTTTCCAAAAATGGTTTTGTTAATTCTTGCGTACCTGCCGACGCTAGTTCCTGTAGTCCCAAGATTAGGGTTTGTTGTTGAGGCGGTAAGTGCTGGTGTCCAAGTTTCCCATGCGGCCCCAATGGTGTTAAGCGTCGCCGCAGTCAACACCTGTCCGCTAGTCGTCCCTGCTGTCCACTGTGTAGCCATAATGTTTCTCCTTTACCAGCCGAGACGGTCGGTATCTAAAACACCAAAATAGGTGCTGTTTAAAATGAACTGCGAATATACGTTTGCTGGCGTCAAATACATAGTACAAAAAGTTGATTCAGGCGTAGCGTTAACCTGAATACCCTCGTTAATACACGGCACAATCGTGTCCGACACAGCACCCGGTGCTCGATATGCAACATTTATTAGTGACGGAAAATTGCCAAAAACAATGCCAGCAAAAGATGAAGTATTAACAGTCCCGGCAGTAGTCGTTGAAGCAGTTTGAGTAAACATTGTGGCCGATTGTGCGTCAACTAAAAAGTCAACTTCAAACCTAAACCCATCATTGGCAAAAGCGTTTGCATACCAACTAGCTGCAGAGTCAGCCTGTGCTTCAGTTGAATAATAAGTGTTGAGATTGTAAGCCTTTTCGCCGTATGCAGTAACGCTGGTTGTATTGGTTTCTGTCTGTGCAGTTAAACCTGTTGATGGTGTAACCGTGACTTTGTTGTAAAACGGTGAACGATATCGAATACGTCGAATTGATTGATAACCTAATTGGGTACTGGTTAAAGTGCGACCAATACTGCAAGGTGAAACAATAAAACCTGCGGCATAACTCCTGTACTCAGCCTCAGACGAATTTCGACACACCAACATAGCGTTTTCGGCGTTGGCAAGAGTTCGCACATAATCAGACGGTGAACCTGTAAAAGTTTGCGCGGCCATGTTGTAACTGCTGGTCCCAGAAACAGGCAAATAGTTAAACGGTGGACCACCTAAAGCATTAATGCTTGCAATTTGTGCTTGAGTTGTTCCTGCGGCAATTGACTGATTTGTCAACTGCCTCAATGAGTTAATGCCGATGGCATTCATAAATTGGACGGTCACAGTTGAATTAGTGCCTGTGTTTGGTTCGTCGTTGTAATCAAACGAAAACGCTTTTCCAGCAATTGTTGCATAATCACTTGCACCAATTTCAAAAGTAACACCAAAATTAGAGTCCATAGCAACAGGAAAAGTGGACTCAGTATTGTTAAAAAGTGTCGCTGTTAACGCTGTCGTGCTTACAGCAGAGTCAACAGATTGGCGACCCAAAAAATAATTGAACGACTTAGTAATGCTGGTGTAGTCAGTTGCCCAACTATAGAAAGCCATCAGCGGACCGCCAGTGGCAATGTTCCGTTAGTTGAAATGTATCGACGCAAAGCGGCCACAATTTGGTTAGGGTCGCCACCGTTCACATTGACCGTGATCGTGTTGCCACCCATCGCACCGTTAGGTGTGATGTTCCCAGACGACGACGGTGTAAACAATTCAGGCCCACGCTCACCCACAATGTAGGGTCCGCCACCAGGGCTAACGGGACCGCCCATAGCCCTACGGGGCAACGTAGAGATACCTGCAAGAGTTAAAGCGTCCTCTGCACTCTTACCGCCATACTCAGCACCACGGGCAAGATAATTAGCCAACTCAAGCGCAGCTGCTGGACCCTGCGTTTTATATCGAATCAAAATTTCTTTAGACGAAATGTCGTCCATACCGTCTGAGATGGCTGCCAACATTCCAACAAAGTCGGCGGCAGCCTCTTCATAAGCGTCAATGTCTGCTTGGGCACCCGAACCAAAAGCACGTTTAGCGGCGGCCTCAAGGTCTTTCAATTTTTCTTTAGCGTTATCTAACGCAACTTCTTGGTCAAGGTTGCCAATCAAAATTTTCCAAGCGTTGTCGGCGTCCATTAGGGCTGTGGCCATTCTATCAGCCGCAATAATCACTCCTTGCATCCCATCGTCTGCAACATCATCCATAACTTTTTTAGCGTCCGCCAAAGCCTTAGCAGTCGCGTCAGCTTTGTCTTGCGCCCAACCGGGTGTCCCGTCAGGAGCACCGAAGATTCCGCCCGTACTTAAAGCCAGCAACGGGTCAGGGATTTTATCTACAGCGTCGGTGATATCGGTGACTATTTGCAATACCGCAGTTAATTTGGGAACCAAGTATTGACCGACGGCGATTGCGACGTCTTGGAACTTATCGCCCAACTCATCCATCGTTTTGCGGTATTCTTTGGCTTTTTTTAATTCCTCAGGGCTAATAGTTTTGGATTCTGAAACCTCACCAAGTGATGTTCTTAGACCTTCTGCACCTACTTGAATTAGTTCCGCCATGTCGGTCCAACCCTTGCCGAGTAACTGTGTCGCTACTTTGGCGCGTTCCGCTGGATCTTTAATATCGTGAAGTCTTTGAATGACATTAAGGAATGTGCCATTCACGTCCATTGCACCACTATCGGTTTTTGCTATCTCAATTCCAAGATCTTTAAACAGTTGAGGCGAAGTCCCCAACACTTTATTCATCTTACTAATTCCTGTTTGAATCGAATCAGATCCGACACCGATGTCGCCCGCAACTTCCTTCCACCTTGACGCATCCTCAACGGTGAGCCCTGTAGCATCAGCAAATTTTCCTGCCGCTAACGCAAGGTCTTGAAACGCTTTGATTCCTTGAACGGCAAACGATATGAGGGCCGCACCAGCCGCCATAGCAAAATTGGCGGCGTTGGCTTTGACAGCATCAAAGGCGGCACCTGCGCCAGCCTTAAACTTGCCCATCCCACCCTCGGCATTGCTAACAGCACTTTTGAAATCGTTAAACGCTGCTTTAGCGTTTTTGATGCCCGTGTCCTCAAGGCTGGTAATGATCGGAATGTTGATTGCCATTAGCGGATTCTCGCCATCTCTTGGTTTGCGTCCCGAACAACTCGCTCGATCGTGTCGTTCATCTCTCGTTCAATCATAGACAAAGAGTCGGCGGCCTTAGCCCACATAAAGCGTGAAGGATTACCTGCCAGCGCGTTAGCAAAGTTCGGTCGCTGATACTTAGCCTCACGCTTAGAGACTCTGCCCCCAGCCTTGCCAGCCATGTCTACAATCGCCACAGGCGCGCCCTTGGTCGTAATTCGAACAATGTTGACAGGGACACTCATACGGGGCTCGTTGAGGTTTCTACGGGGCTTACGCGTGTCAATCTTAATCACCGAGTTCTTGCGATTACCCCACCCGGTGCGACCGTTGTGAGCCATACCAGATAACGGAGGCGACGTCGGAATTGACTGGTTAATTTCACTAAGCAACGGCTTAAGGATCGCTCGAATGTCCTTGTTCAATTCCTTCTTAAGTGAAGGGTTGATTTTGCCGAGTTCGCGCAAAGTCTCGGCCACACCTTTCACCTGAATTGTCATCGCTTATGTTTCGCTTTCTCGTTTTCCTCAACAAGCAAACGAACCATCTCATCCACAACCGACGCTGGACACTCCATCAAATCCAATGGGCTGATGCCTGTCCTAATTGCCAGCTGCGCTATGAGGTTGACTGCGCGTCCTGCTTTGGTTTCTCTTTTGGGACAAACGTAATGTCCCCTACTTTTTCAACCCACTTGGGAAACAGTTCTACGATTACGCCACTTGAGCGGACCGCGTCCCATGCCAACCAAGCCAAAGCCTTAAATTTCATGTTCTCTAGAAACTGCCCGACGGAGAGTTGAGGATGGTGGTCCTCCCAGCGACACGCAACACCGTAAGTTATCGGTGCCTCGTGTGTTTCTCCGTCGAGCATCTCTACTCGTAACGTCATACCAATCATGTCGGGGTCCTTTGTTTGTGTTGGTTAGATCAGGCTACGGCACGAACCCAAGTGCCACCAGTGCCCGTGACGGTCATGGTGTCAAGGGATCCGACAGTGCTTGAAATCGGCATGAACGACGAAATCATCATGTTGCTAATTGTGTAGATCGGATTTCCGGGTGCGGCCACGCCAGAGTCAGGTGCAACAATGACAGTGGTGTCGCCGTCGCCGACAACATCTGACAAATACTTTTCTACTGAGGTCGCGCCGTACTCCAGCAGGATGGTTGCCGAAACGCTGACCGTTTGGAGGCCAGCGACAAACTTGTGTCCAGTGGCTCCCATCACGGTCGCTTCCAGCGAGTCAAAGCCTGCTTCGAGGGTGATGGATGAACAGTTAAGTGAAATGTTGTTTGCGCCAATGGTGATTTGTCCACTGCCTTGGTAAACGATTGCCATGATGTTTTTCCTTTGTTAGTTAGCGTGTCGCTGTGAGTTTGATTGTGAGGTCGTAACAGGGGA